CTAAGGCGTAGCTGGAGAGATCGACTACCCACTGGCCTCGCCCTAACCGGCGGGGCCTTTTTTCTGTGCAAGACAAGGCGTGCAAACCACAATGGCTATCGAAAAGAAGAACTTCCCCCTCAAGCACTCGATCGAGTATCGCGGCGCGACCTACAACGAGTTCAACGCTCGTCGGCCGAAGGTCCGCGACATCCGCACGTTCATCAAGAACGTGGAGAAGGACGGCATGCTCGCGATCGAGAAGGCTCTGGCCGACCTCTTCGAGGTCGACAACACCATCATCGCCGAGATCGACCCCGAGGACTTCGGGCCCATGAAGGCCTGGTTCGAAGGTTTTTTGGAACTCATGGCGGGCGCATCCGAACAATCATAATCGACAGCTTCCCGATCTTCGAGCGCTTCCACTGGACGCTCGAAGACGTGGAAGCCCTCGATTGGGATGACTTCCTGCTGATCTCTGACGGCGTCAAAGCGCTCAACCAGCGCGACGCCGATGAGATTGCGAAACTACGTGCGGGTCAGGGCAAGTAGCCCTGGCCCTATTTTTTTTGACTCCGGGGAGCGGCAATGTCCGACAACAATCTCGACATCAGGGCCCGCCTTACGGGCGAAGATCGACTGTCCCCGACTGTCGTGAAGCTCTTGGCGAAGATCAAGAGTCTCGAAGACCAAATGAAGAAGTTCGGTGACAAGGCGCGGGCCTCGATCACCGAAATTCCTATGGAGAAGTACGTCAAGCAGATCAACGGCGCCGGCAAGGAGCTGAATGGCCTGACGCAGAAGCATCTCCGATGGGCGAAGGCCAACGGTGTGGCCCAAGAGGACGCCCTGCTGAAGTGGGGGCTGCTCACCAACGAAATCAAGCGCCTGTCGAAGGAGCATGAGGGGTACGTCAAGTCGCGAGCCAAAGGCTCGAAGAAGCTGGCGGAGCAGACCGAGAAGGAGCTGAAGCTCCACTACAAGAACGCCGTCGCATTCAAATACCTCTACAATCAGGCGGGTGACCAGCGACTCGACATCTCACGCCGCGTCAATGAGCAGGAGCAGAACCTGCTCGCGGCTCACCTGCGCAACCAGGAGCGCCGGCATCGGCAGCACCTCGGCAACCTCTCCCAGATGCGCCGCGCCGCGATGGGAAGCTTCAGCACGATGTCCAACATCGGCAACCGCGCAGGCCCCTATGCTGCCGCCGCGGCTGCGGCCACCGGATATGCCGGCGTGAGCGCGTTCCGAACGCGCATGAAGGTCGACACGGCTGAGACGAACATGCGGATGTTCGCCGAAATGAGCCAGGACCAGGTCAAGGATCTGCGTCGCAACTGGGGCAATAAGACAGCCATCAAATACGGCATGGGTCCTGCGGAGACGCTGGACGCCTATACCGAGGTCCGCAAAGCCGGCGTCCCTGAGAAGTATGCTCAGAGCGTCACCGACACGATTTTGAAGGCCGGGGCTGGCCTCGATCTGGATCTGAAGGAGACGACGCGGTTCGCAACCCGCATCGCGACCCTCACCCAGAATATGGATAGCCTCAATCCCGACAAGCTCAAGAGCATGCTCAATTCGGTCGCAGTCGCTGGTATCGCGACGGCAGCCGATCCGAACGAAATTATCGCCGCCAACAGACGTGCATCTGGTGCGTTTGCTTCGTCCAAGATGAGCCCGAACGATCTGTCGGCATTTACGTCTGCCGGCATTTCCGCTGGTTTGCCGTCGTCGAAGACAGGTACGTTCGTCGGCTTCCTCGTCAACGAATTGGTCGGCGGCAAGTTCGCCCGTGGCCAGCGCGCCAGTGACCTGAACAAGGCGTCGAACCTGCTCGGCATGGGCGGACGTCAGAACCTGTCCTCCAAGATGGCGTCTGACCCGACCAACACGATGCTCTCCATCTTCGACAAGATGGGCAACATGAGCGAGCAGAAGCAGGCGCAGGTTGCGACCCTGCTCGGCATGCGAGAGTGGCGAGACGAACTGCAGACCTTCGTCCAGGTTCGTGATGACATCGCGCGCACGCTGAAAGACATCAACGATCCGAAGAAGCAGGCGGAAGCCGACAAGATCAGCGACACCAAACTGAAGTCTCTGGCTGGCCGATGGAAATCGCTGGTCTCGGCGATGACACTCGTGTGGGAAGCTACCGGCGGAGGCCTGGAAAAGGCCTTCACTCAGATCTCAGAGTTCTTCACCGACTACCTCGGCAACTTCGATACGTCCAAGATCACCAACACGGTCGAGGCGTTCACCGACGGTCTCGTTGCCGGTCTCGGCTTTGACAGCTGGACCGACATGCTCAAGTCAGCCTTCGGCGACCCGGCAACCGTCAGGGAGTATTCGAAGGAGGTCTTCGGCTTCGTCAAGGGTTTCATGACCCAGATGAAGGAGATGTGGCTGACCGCAAGAGGTCTCTTCACCGGCCTGATGAAGGCATCCGGCATCGACTCCGCAGATCCAGAGGCGGTCGGTAAATTTACCGGTAAGCTCGTTGAACTCGCCGTTGCGCTCAAGGCGATCGGATCGCTGGCCGAAGCTCTTTCGGGCATCGTCACCTTCGTCAAGGGTCTCGCCGCAGCGGTCATGCTCGCGCCTGAGTTCTTCGCGGCTATCTCGGGCGGAAGCCTGGGTGCCTACATCGGCAAGAAGGCTCGCGAATGGTACGACAGCCCCGGCGCCGCGCCTGAGCGAGGCAGGGGCGTCCCGACTGTTAAGGGCACGCCTCCGGCGTTCCAGCAGGAGATCGACGAGTACACGCGAAAGCGGCTGTATCAGCCGAGCAACTACACCGGAGCGACTGATTTCTCCGGTATGAAGCGGCGCAGCAAGGTCGATGATCTGGCTGACCAGCTCGGAAAGTTCGGCGGCGACGTCCAGCGGGCGGCGTTCATCAACAACGTCCCTGGCGGGCTGCAGTATGCGGCGATGTCTTCGGGCGGCGGCTCCGGCCGCGGACTGTCGTCTGGCGGCGGCCTCGGTGGAGGCGGCCTGATTGGCGGCGTTCCGAGCTTGCTGAAAAGCACGCCGGGTTCGGCTTTGCCCGACATGGGCATCGGCCGAAGCGGTAGCAGCCTGCGGACGGGTGGTATTGGCGCTCTCACGGGCTCCAGCAAAGTGCCGTCTATCGGTGGTGCTCCGGGCAGCGCAGCCGCTGACATGACCACTGGTCAGGGTCTCAGCGGCAACGCCTTCTTGGCAGCCCGTCGCGCTCGCTTCGCTGATGAACTTCAGAGCGATCCCAACCTGCGTATGCACCTCGCGGCCATGCAAATGACCGAGGGCGCGAGCAGGGGCGGAACGATCGAGAGCCTGATGAACCGCATGGACATGCAGGGGTCGTCGCTCCGCAAGGGTCTCGGCTACAGCACTGATGGTCAGATCAATCCGAGGAGCTTCTACGGTCCCATCCGTCGAGGCGAGCTTGGCCCTGCAATCGCGAAGCTCAGGGCAAACCCGAAGCTTTTCGAGAAGTACGACGCTTACACGCAGCGTGCTCTTGCAGGCAGTCACGTCGTCGGCGGTTACACTGACCAAGGGTTGCCGACCGATCCGAACGGCTCGGCGCGAACTGGCATCCCGGGGCTCAGACTCCGAGATCCGAAGACTGGAAAGATCGACGGCAACGAGTTCACCGATTGGGTTGGGCCCGGCTCCGCATATGGTCGCGGTCGTCAGGGTGCGATCAACTATCGCAAGTTCCTTGAGAACGGCATCAACGGTAGCAGCGACAGTCCGATCTCGAACGTGCCATCGGCGAGCGATGCGATCAAGAACGTTCCCACGCCGTCCTCGGTAACACCGGGTGCTGGCGCTGGAGACATTCGCTCTAGCGGACCTGTCGCGATCCACATCAACGGCTCGTCTCACGATCCGGAAGCACTGGCAACACTGGTGCAGCGCCGGATCGACGAGAGCATGAACTGGCGCACCCACGATACGTCGTCGGAATACACCTAAGCCCTGAGGGGCAACAACTACAGCTCGGCCCCTGCGGGGGCCGGGCGCTACTCTAACCCCTGAGGAAATTGATGGCTGACGTTCTTCTCGGTCTTGGATCGCAAGACCCCAACGCGAGCGATGAGACCGGTCTGATCCTCTTCTACGTGCCAGCGAAGGGCATCGACACCCCCAACTTCGAAACAATTCAGCGAGACTCTCAGTACACATGGACGTCGGCCGATCGTCTCTCGCGCGATCCTGCCAAGCAGTTCACCGGGCCGGGCGAAGACAATATCGTGGTCGAGGGTCGTCTGTACCCGTACCACTTCGGCGGCCTCTCTACGCTGGAACGGCTGCGCACAGCGGGTCGGGCCGGTAAGCCGATGCTGCTTGTCCGCTTCTACCCGCTCACCAATCCGGACGGCTACGGATCCCAGCTGATCGGGAATTTCTCGATCACCCGGGTTCGGAGCGCGGAGTCTAAGATCGGTCCGATCGGCATCGCGCACAAGGTCGACTTCACGCTCGAACTCTCTCGTTACGGTGACGATCTCACGTCGACAACCGACATCCTCAACACTGTGGTGGCGACCTAATGTCGACTTACATCACCAAGCTCTACGATCGTCTCGATCGGATCTGCTTTGACCGATATGGATCTTCCGACAACGACATTGTCGAGTGGATCATCGAGCAGAATTACGGCATCGAGCTGCGCGGCATTGTGCTGCCGCCTGGCATCACGATCGACCTTCCGGAGCCACCGCGTCAGCTGACGCAGGCACCAGTCATCCCTCAGATCTTCCTCTGGAAGTAATCTACCCCCTGGCTCCGCGTGAGTCAGACAGGCCGTCCTTCGGGGCGGCCTTTTTGTTTTAGGAGGCGTGCGTGACCACGGGCTACACCCCGATCTA